TTTTGTAACATTATCCTTGGGAACATAGTGTTTCTTAGAATCAAGAGCAAAATTCGCGGGATTACTCTTAACCAAAGTATAGGCCAATTCTCTATCAAGAGCCTCATAAGTGTACTTATCAACTTCTTCAGTAAACGTATCAAGTATTGATTGATCAAGCTTATTAGAGTAAGTTTCGATAAGACCAAGCTTATCCTGCTTTTCAATATTAGCCTTGTAGGTAGAAAGTGCGTCTACTTGCTCTTGAAGTGAGTTTTTGTCGCTCTCAAGCGTCTCAATTTGCTGAGTAAACGTCTCCTTCTCTGTATTATAAGTGGAGATCTGGGATTCAAACTCTTCTGTTTTCTGCTCCAAAGTCTCAATTTTTGTATTAAGTTCTCCAACCTGACCATCAAGCTCTTGCTCTCTCTCAAGTCTCTTATCAAGATTCTCAAAAGTATTATCATTCAAAGCCTGAACAAGTCGAAGACTTTCTCTTTCCGCACTGGTTACATCTACAATGAAACACTGCTCTTTAGAACCTATTTCAACAGAGTCACTATCATCATTCTTGGTATAATAAATTCTCTCGAAAATCTGCTCATCATAGTTCCAGCATACAGCATAATTATCATAAACTTCATAAATCTCATAATTAATTACATAACCGCCCTCTTCAGTGCAGTTAGGATTAAGAAGAGACCAAAGCTGATTTGCCTTACGTTCATCGGAAAGCTTAAAATTAACTGTCATTTGCTTATCCTCCAATTTCTTCTCAAATTGTATAAGATACTGTTCCACTTTTTTGATGGTTCCGCGCAGATCATCAAGGCTAAAGAAGGCGGCGCCCTCAAAGCAAGGCTCAACCTCATCGCCAAGTACCTGCAAGCCCAAGAAACAACCTTCGGTATACTCAAAGAGTCTCTTACTACCAATCATCTTCCACGCACCCTTAATCGAAGGTCCGTAGAGTTCCATTGATTCTCCTTTACCGAGAATTAAGTTTGCTTCGGCATAAAGAGCGGTGAAAATTAAGACGTCCGCGCAAGCGTAAGTCCGAGTCACACCATCTTCATCTTCATGCTGTTCCCAGGCAAAATTCGGATTTTCGGGAACAATACCATATATCCTACCTTCGCTTCGACGCTCGCCATGATCAGAATAATCATCATTAATCTCATCAAAAATGCCCTTAACAGGAGTATAAGGCAAAGTCATCACAAGTTTTTCTGCGAACTCTCGACTTATATATGCGGCATTACGATTTTCTCCGAGATAAAAAATGCGAACGCGAGCCTTTGAAATAACCTCATTATAAGGTTCTAAATTTCCATATACTTCTACGGAAAATTGATTTAGTTTCTCACTCATCTATTTTCCCCCGTATTATTCGCTGATTCATCATTCTTCAAAGTCTGCGGTGCTTTCTCATCATCCGTCTTACGAGGTGCTCCTACTGGATTCGCATCTAGTTTAGAGCCGACCGCGGATTGTGTGTATGAAGAACTGGGCGGAATTAGTATTTCCGTTAGTCCAAGCACATCATTCTCCAACGTCTTTACATTAATGATATCTCGCTGAGAGAAGCCCATGGCAATCGCGGGCATCAGTAAACTGTAGCCGCTTTGCGCAAGCTTAAAGCACATATCCACATATTCTTTGCGATTCTGTTCGCAGACAGGATATATCACATATTTAAAGTTAATGTTGTTATTTCCAAAAAGTTGGTTGACCAGCTGAGTTATAAGGAAAGCATATCGTGTAGCAAACGTCATCATAATAGAAATATCCATTTTGATTGACGCCGCAAGTGTTGCGCTACCAGTCGAGCAAAAAAGTTCTGAGCTAACGCCCGCGTTATTGTAGATGTTTTTGTACATTCTATCCAATGTGTTATTAATTGTATCTGCTGAACTGGATGATGCTACCGCATCAATGTCGCCGTAGGTTGTTAATACGCTGATATTACGATTTCCTTTCATCATTCCAACTGCACCTTCGTGCATAAGTTGGACTTCATCTGGTTCGAAAAGAAGAGTACCATCATTAAGATGGGGTATTTTCTGAACTAAAATCTTTCGAATGTTCTCTAATGCGCGCGCTTGTTCTACGCCTATTGCATCATCATACTCAACGCAGGCGCTAATTGCACTAAGAAACATCGGACGACCATCAAGTGCGGGGAAGCACACCCCTACATCTGAAGGTATCAGAATCCACTGAGGTCCTTTACCTTTCTTATATTTCTTGTAAGCCGTTACAATAAATTTTGGATAAGAGTTAAGAGCTTCTTTTCTTTTCGAGTCTGCGTGTATGGTGTCAAAATAAGCAACATTAAATTCAACTACGTCATTGCCGTATTCATCACGGAAATTAGTCGCGCAATAAGAAGGCGGTAAATCAATAATTGATAAAATGTTCTTATCCAACTCTTGAATAACACCATAATAACATCCATCAACAAGTGCTCGTTGAGAGAATACTGTAAATATACTCCTCAAAGGAACGGAATCTATAAAGTCCATTGCACGCTGATAACGCTTCTGCAGGTGAGAAGTGGAGAGATTCTGACCGAAACTTGGATTAGGTAGTAATAAGCCCGCATAATCCAAAAGCGTCGCGTAGTACATAATAAGCTTTTTATAGATACCGTCTTTGAGAAAATAGTTACGAGAAAGCTTCTGTTGTTCTTCCAACGAGCCAGACTCTACAATACGCTTGATTTCTTCGGGCTTGTAATCTCTTGTCGAGGTAGAATAACTACGGAAATAAGTGCTGTTCCATGCCCGATCATTAGTTGCAATAAGAGAGTCTGTAACTTTCGCAAAGGAGGTTGCAAAATCTGGTTCTTTGGACAGTATTCGATTGTTGTCGTTAGAACCTATCATAGGTTAATTACCTCCTGTAAAAAAATTAATTGACGAGATGTCCCCCGCCTTTTCTGCTTTTTGAAGGTCTCTTCTTCATATTCTTTAATGCGCCAAAGTCCATAGGCAAAGGCAGAATATTTATCCTTGGGGTACCTTTCATTAATACGTTCCAGCACGATATCAGTGCCCGCGCCGGTTCGTTTTAAACGAAGGTTAGCCATTTCTTGGAAAAGGTTTGTTGTCATCTCGTGCGGCATTAATCTCTTAACTCTTTGCTCCACTGACATCTTGCAGCCAATTTTAGTGGCAAGTAAAGATAATTTTGCATCTTGTTCTTTAATAAGAAAACGTACTCTACCACCGTTTAGTTTGGCATAGCAATTGCTATGGATTTGAGAGTTGAGAGAAGCGGATGCCTTGATTCCATATAGGATGCAGTGTGCATCATGAGGTTGTACTTTTCGGTAGTTGGGATCATTTATGAACCCATAAGGCGGATAGTAGGTTCCGTCTTCACCGAACTGTGCACGAATCATTTCATCGCCAAGTCCAACTCCGAGGCCATTTGTATCGAGCACAACCTCGCGCGGTTCATACAAATTGATCAACCGCTTAATGTCGGCCGCCTGGCGAGAGAAGGGTTTAGTTTCAGGGGTGCGGCCAAGCACCTCAATATTAACCAAACTTGCGAAATACTTACCATCAAGAACACTTACTTTGAAGATACAGGCTACAGTTTGGTCGCTCAACCTTCCAACCATTACTTTCCATACAAGTCGTTAATTTGTATGCGTTTTCTAAGAAACTGCTATATGTTTCCATATAGATAAGACTATATCTTTATCCCAAAAAAAGGGATATTTTCCATTTCGACTCACTTGAGCCTACTCTCTTGCGAGATAGTCGTTGAACCAATTGTTTAATATAGTATCAATCTTGTCAAAGTCAAAATAACCAATTATTAAATAATTGTAACCATGTGTAACAGCTTCTTTTTCCTTTCCTGTATCAATTTTTTGTTGCTCTTCAAGAGAGGTTTTAAAATGTTTGTTTTCTAAATAATGCTGTTCCCCATTATACTCAATAATTAAGTTATAATCTGGTAAATAAAAGTCATATCTTCTTTTTTATTAGACTGCCAGTCAAAAGAATGTTCAATTTCAAAAGCTTTCTCATTATTCATAAGCCAATTTGTAATTTTTTGTTCGCCTTTGCTACGCTTTTTGTTACAGTGCGGGCAACCAAAATTATCATAAAGTTTTTTTACTTTTGTTTTCCATATAAAACCACATTTGTGTTTAACAAGAACTTTCTCACTAGTTGAAGAATATTCACTCAATAGTTCATACTCTGTTGGAAGTAAAGCCTTTACTGCTTGAGTATTTAGAAGTTCTCTACCAACACAAAAAGGGCAATGAGGATTTTTAAGAAATTCACCCCATGGCTTACTATAAACTTGCTGGCATTTTAAACATTTGACTCTTACCATGTATTTTTTTGTTTCTTGTCTGTACCAGAAATCAACAAGTTTCATATCGGGACTATTTGAAATATAATTTTTAATCTTTTCCAGATTGCTGAGATGCTTTGTTTGTTTATTATTGGAATTATAACAAAAGCAAAGAGCTTTTCGAGAAGAATTAATATAATTATTAAAGCTTGAATACTGGGTTGTTTTTCCGCATTTCAAACATCTTATTGAAAACGGCTTACTAACTTTTGTATATTCAACTATTTCAAAAGGTTGGTTTGGAAACTTGTTTTTAATTCTTTGACAAATTTCGTCTTGTGATACTATTTTCATAATTGCCTCCAATTGGTGCGGATTGGCTCTTTTTAGTACTTAGGCTTGCGCCATATACCATACTGGTCTTTGTTTCTACTTTCGTAACGTGATGGCACTGAGGTAATGCCATTTTAGTATACCAGTCTTTAAGCGTTCCCCGCTTTTAAGAAAATTTTGCATTTGCTAATTACTTAGCAAAGGGACATTATTTTATCCACTGAAATTAAGTAGAATTGATTTTTTGTAAGTCTGCTCGAAGCGTGCAATTCGGGATTTTTTAATTTTCGATATTTTGAAATTTTGTCGAAGTTAAACCAAGACTCACTATCTCCACCGCCCCACGAGGACATATACTCGCGCGCAAAGGATTCTTCATTATATGAAGGTGACATCTTTAGTCCATTGATATAACTTCGATCAATTAGCCCATGCATCATAGGAACGCGATAGTCACATCCCATAACAAAAGCCCGGTCGGGTTCTATAATTGCTGTTTCAAAACAGTCAATAAGTTTGTCATATGCATAGGAAGTTCTTGCTCCGGCAGATGTCATGATCGCCTGTTGCTGATTTGGCTCCTTTGGATTTACGGTGTTGTCGGGAAGTCGACGTGACACGTTCATCAAAGGTAAGACAATTTCTGTTATATCCTTCTCATCATGGTCTCTCAGCTCATCCAATAATCCCAAGTATTATCATAAGAGTTTTTTATCTCTTATTTCTTATAGTTTCCTATAAGGTTAGCATATCTTTTCACACTAAAAAGCGTGTCGCGGCCTCGTGGGAGAATTATTTCATCTCCTATGCGTTGCCCCTGACCATAAAGGCCTTCGGTTCGGATTACCATATCAGCTAGAAGAATCTGACTTAGGCTTCCCGCTTAATTCCGCGATTTTTACACGGCCGATTATTGTATTGAGTTCTTGATTTGATAAATTGTTAAATTGTTCTCGTTCTTTCTTTCTTGATCTTCCATTAAACCAGTCTTTT